GTTTCCGCCGTGCTTATATTCAGGTTGCAAGAAAGAACGGAAAATCTTTCATCGCAGCTGGAGTTTCTCTTTATGACTTAATGACCGAGCCAGGCGCGGAAGTTTATTCAGCGGCTACAAAGAAAGACCAGGCGCGAATTGTTTTCGATGATGCGAAAAAGACAGTTCAATATTCAGCTGATTTGAAAAAGTTTGTTAAGCCCCTCGCCCACTCGCTTACTTGTCGCGATGGAACAATGAAGCCACTAGCTTCCGACTCGAACACTCTGGATGGTCTTAACCCTTCATGTGCAATTATAGACGAATATCACGCTCATAAGACAACCGAGCTTCTCGATGTTCTCGACACTGGTATGCGTGCGAGAACTCAGCCGTTAATGTTCATCATTACAACAGCCGGAAACAATCGTAATGCTCCATGTTTTGAAGAATACGAAAAATGCAAAAAGATGCTTTCCGGCGCGGCTGGTTATGAAAATGACGAATATTTTTCTATCATCTACGAGCTCGACAAAGGTGACGACTGGAAAAATGAAAAGAACTGGTATAAGGCGAATCCGAATCTGGGTGTCTCGGTTGAAATGGATGCCATGCGCTCCGCTTACAAAGAGGCGTGTCTTTCTGCATCTGCAGAGACTGCTTTCAGAACAAAGAACTTGAATGAATGGCTCAACGTCGCAGAAGTGTGGATAAATGAACGCCGATGGAGCAAGTGTTTAAGACGTTTTAACGAAAATAATCTTGCCGGTTTGCGATGCTGGGGAGGTATTGACCTCTCGAAACGTTTGGATTTTACAGTTTTAACCTGGTATTTTGCACTTGAAAATGGCAAGCGCTATGCAAAGCATTATTTTTATATTCCAGAGGGGCAGATTGATGCCAAAATGAAACAGGATTCTTATCGAATCCGGCAATGGATTAAACAGGGGTATATAACAGCGACACCGGGAGACACTCAGGATTTTTCTTTTATGCTTAAGCAGATTCTTGAAGATGCGAAAAAGTATGATATTCAGGAAATCGCCTACGACCGCAACCTTGCAGAGTATCTTATCCAGGACCTTGCTGCAGAGTTCAATTGTGTCGAGTTCAGTCAGTCTATTATAGGCATGAGCGAGCCTTCAAAAGCATGGGAGCAAGCTATTGCTGACGGAAAAATTATTGATAATAATCCGGTTATGGCTTGGATGGTGAGCTGTACGACTGTCAAACCTGATGCAAACGGAAATATAAAACCGATAAAACCGGATACAAACAAGACCAGCAAGCGCATTGATGGTGTAATTACATCAATTATGGCAAACAACCGCCTTGAAATAACTCTTGCGGATGAAGCAAAAGCGCCGGTGAGTGTAGATGAAATGATTTTCTAGCATCTGACTCTTTTTATTATGAAATTCCTAGGTTTTGAAATCCGCCGCTCTTCTGGTGGAGTTGATACTGATAAAACCCTTCCGACTGTATCACGACAAACAGGCGGATTGCTGTTTTATCCTAACATGAGCAGAAGTGAGCTTATGAAAAACACAACGGTCTCCGCTTGTGTTATGCTCATTGCCGACAGCATTGCTCAAATGACTTGTAATGTTTACAAGCGGACAGATAACGGCCGCATCCGTGATGACCGTCCTTCCCTTTCGTATCTCTTGCGTAAGCGTCCGAACTTTTTCGATGCACCTTTCACTTTTAAGAACACTGTTATGACAGATTTGCTCTTAAATGGTAACGCTTTTATTTTTGTGGGAAGGAATCCGGATGGCTCTCCTAAGAGTTTGACACCACTTCCGCCGGAGATGGTCCGCATCTGTTACGACGATAACGGTGATATTTACTACGAATATTTATATCAGGGCGCGGTCTATAAATATCGTCCTGATTATGTGCTTCATATTCCGGCTTATCGTTATGGCACAATCCGGGGAGTTTCTCCGCTGGCTTATGCTTATCATGCTGCAAAGCTCGGCTTGAATCTTGATGAGTACACAAACGACAGCTTTGATGGCGGAATCCATTCAAAGCTCTTGATTGAAGTGCCTCAGACAGAAAAGAAGTTCGAGAAAGAGGATGCTCAAAAACTCAAAGAGCGCATCCTGAATGCTTACGGCGGCCGCGAACACGCAAATGATCCATTTATTGTTGCGAATGGCATGAAGGCAAGCGCCTTGAATCTTGCCAGCAATTCTGATGCTCAACTCGCCGAAAACCGCACTTACTCAGAGCGCGAAGTTGCAAAAATCTACCGTGTTCCGCTTTTTATGCTTGGAAAAGATGATTCTAAGTTTACAAACCAGGAACAGGCGAACACTTTCTTTCTGCAGCATACTCTCAGCCCTTGGCTGGTCCGTGTTCAGCAGTATCTTGACCGCTTACTCACCTATCCTTTCGCAAATGATCATTATGTTGAGTTTGATACTGATACTATGCTCCGGGCCGACTACAAGAGCCGTATGGAAATGTACACAAAAGGACTGACAAACGGAGTTTATACGCCTAACCAAATTTTTGAGCGTGAAAACTTACCAAAAACAAAAGAAGCATGGGGAGATCAGCACTTTATGCCGGTTAATCTTTCCACTATCGACAAAATTGCCGCTCAGAATCTAGCTGATGCGGGCAAAAATACAACTGACACTATTAAGGAGGATTAATCAAAATGGATGTTGAAAAACTGATAAAAAGAATTAAAGACGGTCAGCAGTATAGAAACATGGAGCTGCGGGCTGTAAAAAATGACAAAGAAAAGCCGGAATATCGTGTTTCCGGATATTCTACAATGTTTAATCAGCCGTTTGTGCTCTACCGCGAAAAATGGGGCGGTACAGAGTACGAAATCCGCGAACAGGTTGATTCTCATGCTTTCGATGAGTGTGATATGTCGGATGTTATCTTCAACCTTAACCATGAAGGCCGCGTTTTTGCCCGTCAGACTAATGGAACTCTCGAGCTTACAATCGAGCAGAAGGGCTTGAAGGTTGATGCCTACCTCGGAGGCACTGAAGAAGGCCGAAAGATTCATGAAGAAATCGAAGGCGGCTACCTGACAAAGATGTCTTATCGCTTTGTTGTCGAGGATGACAAAGTTGAAGAGTTTACAGAGGGAGAAAAGCGCGTTTATTTACGCACTATAACCAAAATAAGAAAGCTGTACGATGTTTCGGTTGTCTCTATCCCAGCAGACGACCACACTTCTATTTCAGCACGAAGCTACTCTGACGGATTGATCGAGAAGCTTCAGGCGGAGCGACTGGAAGCTGAGAAGAAGGCAGAAGAAGAACGTCAGGCAGTTTTGAAAGCCGAAGCAAGAAAGCGAGAGCTTGAACTGCTCGGAAATTCTTAATTTGTAAGGAGATTAAGCTTTATGGACAAGAAAGCTAGACGCGCCCAGCTTATCGCTGAGATGCGCGAAATGAACGAGAAGCTTCTTTCTGAAAAAAGAGACTTCACAGACGAAGAGAAAAAACTCTACGACGAAAAAGACAAGGAGATGAGAGAACTCTCAGCTCAGATTATGGCAGAAGAGCGTCAGGCCGCTCTTGCTGGATTCGCAACAGACCTCCCACAGCCAGAAGCTGACGAAGGTCGCAGCGCTTCAGACAATGAAGCAAAAGAAGAATTCCGCAAGTTCCTTATGGGTGAAAAGCGCGACCTTAATGTCGGAACATCCGGCTCTCAGGGTAACGGATACGCTCTCGCACCACAGGAATTCTCTGACGAAGTAATTGCTGCTATCGAAAAAGATACACAGCTTTACAAGATTGTTGATAAGGTTCCGGTAAGTGGTGCCGGTTCTCTCGGCTTGCCTTATGAGTCAGCAGATGCTTCTGATGCTTCATGGACTAATGAAGTGCCAGATGATGAAATTTCTGGTGATGCAACATGGGCGTTCGGTAAGCGTGAGCTTATTCCTACAGATTTGGTTAAACTTGTTAAAGTTTCAAAGAAGATGCTTGCAACTTCTGCGATTCCTATCGACCAGCTTGTAAGAAATAAGCTTGCTTATAAGTTTATGTCGGCTTTTGAAAAAGGTATTCTTGTAGGTACTGGCTCAGGTCAGCCTCTTGGTGTATTTACTGCATCTGCGAACGGTGTTCCTACAACTCGCGATGTTACATCAGACCGCTCAGCTTTCACAAAAGCAAGCGGAATGCCATGTTGTGCCGATGACCTTATCAAGATGAAGATGAATCTTCGTCCAGGATACCGCAAAAATGCTCAGTGGGTTATGCACACAGACATTCTCCGCAGCATTATGCTCTTGAAGGACAATGACGGACAGTATATGTGGCGCCCAGGTCTCCGCGATGGTGAGCCTGATACTATTCTCGGTATGCCAGTAATTGAAAGCGAGTTCGCACCTAACACAGTAGGAACAAACCTCTATGTTATCGTACTCGGTGATTTCAAAAAATATTACAAGTTCGCATACTGGAAGAACGTAGAAATCCAGCTGCTTGTTGAAAAGTTTGCCGGCAAGAATCAGATCGGATACCTCGGTCACACTCTTGCTGATGGTATGCCTACACTCGGCGAGGCATTTACTCGCCTTAAGGTTGGCAACAAGACTTCTACAGGTACTGTAGCTGCGACCTAATGAAAATCAAAAGCTTTGCCGCTTCTGATATAAAACTTTTCATCTGCCATTGATGTTCAGTTTGCCCCCGGTCCTCCGCCGGGGGTTTTTATTTATCTGACTGACTTTCTTTTTGTTATGAGAAAATTATATATAGTCGGTAAGGCAAACAGCCCGGAAACGCGCGAACAGTTTGCAGAGCCAGAAGCAGAGGTGTGGATGCTTGGAACAGACAAACGCGAAGGCGCTGACAAGTATTTTGAGCTTCACGGCATCACGGTCGAGCATGAAAATACAGTCTATGAGCTTCCGGATGCAGTTTATAATCAGGGCTTACCGATAAATAATTCCATCAGTGCGCTTTTAGTTTATGCAGTTCTTTCAGGTTATACAAACATAGCTATTGTAGGCGCTCCGATGAACGCAAGGGATGAATATATTCAGGAACGCCCCGCTCTTGCTTTTCTGGTTGGCTATTTTGCCGCTAAGGGAATAAAACTTTCCTGGGACGGTATGGTTGAAAATCTTAATTATGGCAAAAAAAGACAGTAAGGAGGAAATAAAATGTCGAAGAAAGCACAACAGGCAAACAATGCGCCTAAAGCTTCAGAATCAAACGCAGCTGAAAATGCAGCGCCTATTGTTGAAGCTGGCGAATATTACAAGAAGGTAAAAGTCCGCTTTTTAGGCTTGATTTGCGGAGATTTCGGAACTTTCGACAAGGGTGATGTCGGCGAGATTGCGCTCTACTCTGCCCGTGAACTCGAAAAGGCTGGAAAGGTTGAAATTGTTAAGGAGTAGGCATGACATTTATCACGAGACAGATGCTTTGTGATTTTGCAAACAAAGTAGTTGATAATGGAGATACTCAGCCGGATTCCTATTGTAAAGCCGCCATGGAAGCTGTTCGCGATTATCTGGGATATGATCCGGAAAGCCAGACATACACTCAGACGGTCAAAGGCGATGGCGGTTCGCTTGCAGCGCTTCAGGCTATGCCGATAACAGAGATTACTTCTTTATCGGTTGACGGTATAGAAGCCGACCCTGACGAGCTGGAAGTTGAAACAGAGAATTATATCTGTTTCAAAGACAACAGCATCTTCCAGAAAGGAAGCCGCTACACTGTAACTTTTACAGCCGGATGGGCTACTGTTCCGGACATCATCAAGATGGCAGCGCTGCAGATTGCATCGCTTATGTGGGAAAGTGCGGGCGGAAATCTTGCGGTAAGTTCTACGAGCTTTGCTGATACAGGTTCCCGTGTTTTTAATAATTTTACATCAGACCGCTTTCTGAAACAGATAGCGCAGTATAAGCGTGTATTTTAAGGGAGGTGTTCTAATGGCTGACGAGAAAAAAGAAGAGAGTTTAGTGGAATACCGACTGTCACAGATTGAGCAGAAACTGGATCAGGTGCTGCAGTTGCAGCTTAAGCAGCAAGCCCTTGATTTCAGAATGAACACTGTAGAGGCTTGCATCAAAGACCTGAGGAACAACCAGAAAAAGAATGTTGAGCGCTGGCTTAATCCTCTTATTGCTGCAATTGTTTCGGGGCTTGTTTGCTTCGTTTTTATTAAGGTAGGGCTTAAATGAAATATCCTCAGACACTTGCAAGAGAATTCTGTTCGGTTATTTCACCGGCGCGGCTTGAAACTATCGGAAAATACGGTTGTTGTGCTTTTGTGTTGCTCTGGTGCTTAGGCATAGAGCCGGACAACATGGAAGCCATAGAGCTTGTTAACGATATGATAAACGCCGGAGTTATCGAAAAGGATTGTACTGTTCACTGGGTGGAAGCTGTAAAGTTTCTTACAGGTCGGGACATCACTGTTGAATTCAAAAATATTAAAGACATTCTATCAATCAAAGATAGAACTCCGGTCCGCTATGATTATAAGGGACAGGGGCACTGGGTAGGAGTTGAGCGGGGAATGATTGCTTTTAATCCGCTCAAACAATCAAACTGCGTAGATAAAGGCGTGCCGGTAACGGCGCGGATTATCAAACTTAAATAAAGGGAGGAAGTAGGATGACAAAGAATCTCTATGATCTGCTTGTCGGAATTTCAGTAGCGCTTAATGGATTGGCTGATACAATCAGCATCTATCTTCTTGCGACTGGAAAAATTGACGGAAAGACAGCTGCCATTATCACTGATGTGACTGTAACTGTAACTGGTTTGGTACTTGGTATTTGTGCTCGTTATATTCCGGAAGGAGAAAAGAAGAAGCTTGCAAAGAAATAAGTCTTATGACTTTATTTTTAGAACGCTTCTGATATAGCATTTCTTTTAAGCCCGTGCATATTGCGACCATGTACGGGCTTTTATTTTTTAACGGAGGTAATGGGATGGATGAAAAACTAAAAAGCCGGAAGTTCGTTGTGTGGATTGTGTGGCTGATTATTACTATTCTTGTGATTTTATTTTGTACTGCAGTAATGATTATTACACATAACATCACCCAGGAGCTTACTTCTTTAATTGAGAAGGTGCTCGGCTGGTTCTTTGCAATATCTATGATGTATCTGGGAGTAAATGCGGGCCAGAAAGCGGCTTATGCCATCGGGGATGCGATAAGCTCTCATACTGAAACAG